TAAATACTTTTCTACATCAATATTTGTTCCAGTTTGCATTTTTATAGCTCTATATGTATTTTTATTGAGAGGTAATTTGTATGTAGATTCATTTCTTAACATTTCTAGTATGGCCCAATATAGTCCATATCCGTTCTAATCCATAGTCGCATCTCATTCCTAGTATTTTTGGATCTGATAATGCATTTGCATCATGACTAAAGTAATAAACATCTTTACTTGCCATTATTACCTCTCCTTTCTTTTAGAATTGTATCCATTGTTAATTGTTGATTTTTATATACATCATTCAAATATTTTTTTTCACATACAGGTCCAAATCCTTTTTGAATACTTTTCCATGTTTTTAATTCCTTTCCACAAAGTCTACAGTTAAATGATTTATCTTGTATGTCGGGACATTTTTTTAAGGCTTTTATGGCCAAGCTAATTGCTTTTATATCCTTTAAATAAATTTCATCTGATTCATCATTTTGAATAAAACTAAGCCTGTCCCTTTTTAATTCTTCTAATTGAGTTATTGCTTTTATACTATTCATATAAACCTCCATCAAAATGGATATAATTTTAATTCTAGATTAAGTCCTGGTCTTGCTATTGTTGTTTTTATTTTTGTTGCTTCATACACTTTATTTTGCATTATATCTTGATTAGAATTTGTATCAGATAAATGGCATAGTACAATATTTTTTGCATAACTTAAGTCATTAGATTTTAAAAACTTTATTACATTTTCTAAACTAAAATGGCTTTCTAATAATCTTGAATATCTAGTTTTATTTATTACTCCATTTTTTGCATTTTCTTTTGCAATTTCTTTATTGTAATTACATTCTAATAATAAGTAATTTAGTTTATTAAATTTATATTTTATATAATATGTATCTGTAGCATATATAAGTTTTTCGCCAGTCGGTTTATATTGAATTAAAAATCCCAATGGTTCTGCAGCATCATGTTTCGTATCAAATGGAAGTATAATAAAATTTCCAATTTCAAATTGTTGTAGAGCTTTTATAACTTTAAATCTATGCCCTACTAAATTTTGCTTTTTAAATGTTCCTGCAGATGCATATATGTTTATTCCATATAAAGCAAAATTTGAAGCATATTTTAAATGGTCCATGTGTTCATGTGTTACTAAAACTCCTTCAATACCATTAAAATTAAAATGCAATTCTTTTTGAACAATTTTAAAATTAACACCTGCATCTAATATCAATTTTTCATTGTTATTAGCTTCTATTAGATAGCAGTTACCACTTGAACTGCTACCTAATACTTTTAATTTCACTAAAATGCTGGTCCTTCTGATTTACTATTTGTTTGAATATCTATTTGCTCTGCAGTATTCTCTGCATCATCTGCAGAGGCAGGTAATTTTTCTGTAGAGTCAGTAATATCTATCATTTCCTTATTCGCATTTTCTTCTATTTCTTGAGTTATTTTATCTTCCTGGTTTTCAACATAATATGTATCATTTTGATCTAATACATAAATATAACTTTGATTTACCTTCTTTGGATCTACTGTTACTTTTTTACATGTTGCTCTTACCATAGTTTTATAAAGCATTTCATCTGTCCAACCTTCAACTTTTTCATTTTCTTTAGTTGTATAATTATATTTTGTTCCGCCCCAAAATTCTGCAGAAGCTGTAGATGGTTTCCTTTTTAGTAACTCATCGACTGTCATTACAACTAGTTTATTATGTATTTCATTTTCATAACGGATATATCCAAATCCACCAATTACATTTCCTCTATTAAATGGATTTGTAATTTTAAACTCATAACCTTCAATATTATTTTTATATACTGGTTGGAATGTATCATTTTCCCTTACCAACTCTACCTTTATATCTACGATTTTATATAAAGAGAATTGTGTAGCAATATATTTAAGTCCTTCATATCCTGCCATTAAATTCAAGTCATATTTGCCTGTTTTTGAATTTTTATATGGTACTACATAAAGATGGTTAGCTATTGACATGTCAAGCCCTAATTTTGCATTTTGGACAACATCTGTAGCTAATTTATTCATATTAACATTGTTCCAAGTTACTGTTGGATCATCTTTTTTCTTTGTGCTTAATTGTCTACTTGTTTCAGCATTTCTTAATGCATTATCTATTCCAATGAAATAATTTCTTATCAATTGTCTTTGATAATCATTTAAATTAAGTTCTCCTACATTTCCTTCAAATTCTTTCATTACCATACCTGTAAATCTCTCACTTGCTGTTTGCTCTTTTTTTTGTAATTCTGTTTGTTCCTTTTTTACTACATCAGTACTCATAATTATTTATCCTCCTTTATAATAAATTTCATACCAGTTTTTTCCTCATTTTCTACCATTACTGTGCAAAAAGCAGGTATGCATGATAAACTCTCACCAATTGCAGCTACAAATGATCTAGCAATTGCTATCGCTTTCATTGATTGGTTTACAGCTCCTGCTCCTATTGCTTGTAATTCTACTTTTTTATTTTCTTGTAATCCTCCTGCTATTGCTCCTGCAACACTATTTGGATTTGATTTACTTGATACTTTTAAAACTATTTTATTTTCCATAATATTCTTTCCTTTCTTTTTAATCTTCAAATACTGATAAATAATTTTTACTTCCACTATATCCAAAGCATAAGTTTCCGTCGTCACATATTAGTGCTAATTCGCAAAGTTCTACTTCTTCTGGACATTTATAAATTCTATATTCTCCATGTGCATAACAAGCCTTTCTTGAATAAACTATGTCATAGTGTTCAAGTTGTTCTTTTGTAGGCTCTTTGTGATTAATATCACTAACTTTTAGTATTTTGTATTTTTTTTGTAATTCACTATAAATCTGTCTATTAATAGCCATTTTTTCTTCTTCATTTTCTGTAAATGCATATGACTCATATACTATTTTTTCCATTTACATCACCTCAATTCTTAATTGAGAATCTGTAGTTACTATTAAACTAATTATTTGTGTATTTATTGGGTAAATTTCATTTATTGATTCTCTATTGTCTATAAATATTGGTGCGGATGTATTGTAGAATTTTATAAGAGTATTTATAATATCTAATCCTGCAAGTATTTTATGTGCATTATTTACATCAGAATATGGAACACCATTTACTAATGTATCGCAGCATTCTATAAGTCCTCCATTAATTTGAGTATCAAACAATCTAAATTTTACTATCTCAAATTTACTGTTTATTGCATTTTCTAATAATTCTACTTTTGTTTTTGTAAATTCTTCTAATGCATATTGTTCGCCCTCTAATTCTTGTATTTTCATTGAAATATTTTCTTCTTCATTTTGTAATTCTTCTATACGTAGTTTTGTTTTTTCTTGTATATCTCTTTCATTTAATATTTTATTTAATTTATTTATTTCTTCAGTAATTTCCACTTTTTTATTTTGCAGATATGATATATCTCCATTTGTTAAATTATTTACTTTTTCTTCTAGTTCTTCAATTTCCTTAATTTTATTATTGTATTCAGGAAGCAAAGTTACATCAAATGAATTATCATTTTCTTTTGCTTTTTCTATTTCTGTGATTTTATTACTTATTTCAGTGAGTTTATTATTTAATTCTTGAATTTCTTGTTGTAGCATTTCTCTAGCTTTTGTATTTTCATCAAGTCTCATGTTAATTGCCTGGCCTTCTTTGTTTATTGCATCTTGTTCACTTTTTATATGTAAAGTAAAATTATTTTCAAATTGTTTTTTCATTTCTTCAATCTTTTCAGTTTCATATTCTCTCTTACAAGTTGGACATATAAACGAATTAGAATCGAATTCTAATCTTTTATTGCTAACTTCATCCCATTTTTTATATAATTCTTGTTTTCTATTTTGATCTTGTTTAATTTTTAATAATCTTTCACTATCTTCGTCTTGTTGATTTCTAATTTTACTTTCTAGTATTCTTTTCTCATTTTGCAAATTAATTAACTCTGAAGAATATTTTTGCGAGTATTCAGTTTCTTTTTTCAATTTATAGTCTGATAACTCTTTTTTTGCTGCAGTTAACTGGTCTGCAATTTTCATGTTTTCTTTTGCTCTTGCTTGAACATCTGTCATCTCTAATTCTGTAGTTTTCAATTGACTGTTAAGTTCTTCTTTTTCTTTCTCAATTTTTTCGTAGTCAATATTATGTTCTGTAATTAGTGTATTTGTAAGTTCATCAATTCTTACAGGTATTGATTCCTTTTGTTTATTCAATTCTTTTATTTTAGCTTGTACTACTTTTTTATAATCATCAATACTTCTACCTTCTATATTTTTTCTTATTGAACTAAATTCTTCTTTTGAATTTAATATTTCTTCATCTGATACATTTGCTCCAGAAATATTTATGAGTAATTCTCTTCTTTCTGTCCATTTTAATTGGTTATTGAAGTATGATGGATCTGTAATTAGTTTGAATAGACTTTCTGGTATTAAACTATTTATTTTTTCTTCGTAATCTTTTTTCTTTACTGGTACTTCATCTATCCAATAATTAGTTTCATGGCCAGAAAATTCTTGTTCACTTTGTCCTCTCTTTTTTACCCATTTTTCTTGAAATACTTTCTTAAATGTCATGTCTTGACCATCTATTAATAGAGTGGCCTCTACTTCATGCTCTAAAAAATGAATTGGTTTATTGTTTTGATCTAAAGTTTTTATATTGAAATCTTTTTTATCATTGCTATCCTTATCAAAAAACAACCATTTAAATGCATCAAATATTGTTGTTTTTCCTGTTGCATTTCTTCCATATATATTTGTGTTTTGTCCGTTAAAAATAACTTCTAATTCTTTTATTCCTTTGAAGTTTTTTAATTTTAAATTAAATATTTTAATTTCCATAATTATTTTCCTTTCCTTTTTATACTAAATGTTTTTTCTGCATCCTCAATAGCTTCTTTAAAACCACAATCCGGACATATTTCAGTTTTATTATCCCTTCTCGATAGTGCACCTCTACCTTTTGCATATGTTTTTCCACATTTAGGACATTTTGCCATTTAATCCCCCTCCCCTTTTCTTGATTTTCTAAGTTTTGTGTGTTAGAATATCATTAAAGCATTTATATAAGTGTTTTATAGAACTATTTGGTACTTTGGTCGGTATTTGGTAGTTCTATTATTTTTGCATTTCCATGTTGATTTTCTTTTTTGAAGAAACCGTCTATTTCATCAATAAGAAGTTCATATCTAGTATCGGTACATAATTCTGATATTTTTCTTCTTTTTATACTTGGATCAGAATAATTATTTGACTCGTTTATAGTTCTTATTTGTAGTAAAATATCTGCTACACTAAACTTAATATCTTTGATTTCCTGGTCCTTTAATGCAATTGTTTCTTCTAATTGCTTTATTTTTAAGCCTTGCTCACTATGTTTCCCCATCATATTTATCTCACCCCTTTCAAATTTCTTAATTTATATTTCATTTTTGCTAATGTTATAATGTGCCATATGTAACAATTATGTAATTTATCTTGCTTTGGCATATTTTCTTTTTCTCCTTTCTTCTTTTGCTTCATCAATTTCCATTTTTATAATTGAAATAAATAAAATTGGAATTGAAATATATACTATTGTCATTATCTGTTCCATTGTAATTATTTGTGATAACTTTTCAGCAATTATAGAACCTACAATTGGAATCCATATAATTGATGTTCCTAATAAAAATTCAATAATTTTTCTAATAATCTTCATTTGTTATTCCCCTTTCATTCTTTTCTTTCTGTACCATTCTCGTATTGCACTTCCTAAAGCAACTTTTTCTTTTCCAAAACTTTCACTAGGAAAATCTTTCTCATTAAATATTTCTTGTGCTGTTGGTATGCTGCATCCTCTTAGTTCTGCAAAGGTTGTAGGACTATAAAATGTATCATCGTTTAACTCTCTCATAATATTCCTCCTTTATAATGTGTGGCTTCCGCATTTTTTATTTTTTTTCATGTTATCTCCTTTTTATGAATTTAATTCATATTTTTTGGTAAAAAAATATGTAACTGATTCTTCAATGGCTATACCCAATAGATTGCAGATTTCTACTATTTCTATTTGATTAAATGGTGATTTACAATTTATTTTATTTGAAAAACTACCTGCACTCATTTCTACTCCATTTTTTTGAAGTTCCTTTACAAAATTTGCTTCACTTCCAAAATATGTTCTAATTCTTCCTCTTAAAAGAGAATAATCTAAAGAATTTAGCATCATATCACTTCCTTCCATTTTCATTTTATGAATTTAATTCATATTTGTCATTATAATATATCACACTAAAAATATTGTCAATACTTTTTATGAATTTTTTTCATTTTTTTGTATTATTTTTCAAAAGTATTGATTTTATTTCATTTTTTTGATATGATATTCTATATCAAAGGAGGAAAGTTATGAATAATGAAAGAACCGATAGCTTTGCTAATCGTTTAGCAATTGCAATGCAATTAAATAATATAAATCAAATCGAATTATCAGAAAAAACAAAAGCATTTTCAAAAACAATATCACAATCACTTATAAATAAATATTTAAAAGGTAAAGCACTTGCTAGGCAAGATAATATATATATATTATGCAAGATTTTAAATGTTGATGAAGCTTGGATGATGGGATTTGA